TTTAATTTTTATAATGCTAATGGAGTAGTAGGTTCTATTGTAACAAATGGTTCTGCAACTGCGTTTAACACTTCTTCTGATTATAGATTAAAAGAAGATTTAAAAGATTTTGATGGACTTGATAAAGTTTCTAAAATTCCTGTATATGATTTTAAATGGAAAGTAGATGATTCTAGATCTTATGGAGTTATGGCTCATGAGTTACAAAAGGTGTTACCAGATGCTGTTTCAGGTGAAAAAGACGCAGAAGAAATGCAGGGTGTAGATTACTCTAAAATAGTACCATTACTGATTAAATCAATACAAGAACTTGAAGCTAGAGTAAAAACGCTAGAAAACAAGTAAATATATATAAGTAATTAATAATCAATAAATAAAATTAAATTATGAGTGAAGAAACATGGAGTGCTGACGAATTAGCACAACAAAAATTAGCTACTATGGATTCTGTAGCAATCGTTGAAAGAGTTAGAGCTGTTGAAGAAGCAGATAGAACTGAAGATCAAGTAGGTGAATTAGTTAGAAACGAAAGACACATACAGCTTAAAATGGCTATTACACAATTTGTATCTGGTTTATCAGTAGATGAAAAAGCTAAAATAGATGCTTTAAAATTATAAGCTATGTGGAATTTAACTAAACAATACTGGAAAGATATGTGGAAAGCTCTATGGAGTAAAACCACTGTTGATGAAAAAGCTATTGCAACCATTAAAGAAGTTAAAAAAAGAGCTAAGCTAACTACTCAAGAATTACAAGACGTAGTTAAAGCTTTTAAAGAAGTTGGTAACCAAATAGGTGATATTGACAACGCTTTAAAAGGTGAAGATCGTAAAGGTAGAAAAACTAAAAAATAATGAACGTGTTTAAAGATAAAGAATTAAGAGGGTATATAGGTGCTGCTACAGTATTTTTACTTGTAATGGGACTTTTGCTATTTTTAGCATTTTTTGAAATACCAGATACAAACAACGATATATTTAAAGTAATTGTAGGTATGTTAGTTGGTTCACTTTCTGTTGTTATCTATACTTTTATAGGTAAAAATCCAGAAGAGGTAGAAGCATTAAAAGCTAAGAACGATGCCTTAGAAGATAAAGTATCTGGCATGGTTGTTGAAAAAGATAAACTTGAGAAACTATTAAGAGATATTCAAACTGATGTGATAGATAAATTATCTATAACAGGTGAAAAATTCAAGTTTCAAAATAACAACAAAAATGTCAAGTAAAAAGAAATTTAAAGATACCACTGTTGGACAATTATTGTTTGGTGCGGCTTCTGTAATAAATCCTACATTAGGTAATGTGTTACAAGGTGTTACATCACCTAAAGAAGCTATTGAAGCTATTACTAAATCAGATGCACCTGCAGATGACAAAGTAAAGTTACAGCAAATGATATATGAGCAACAAAATAAAGAAATACAAGCTATAACATCAAGATGGGAAGCAGACTCAATGTCTGACTCATGGATGTCGAAAAACGTACGTCCACTAGTATTAGTGTGGTGTATTGTTATATTTTCTTTAGCTGGTATCTTAGATAGTGTAGAAAGTATACCGTTCCAAATAAATAATACATGGAATGATACTTTTGAAAAAGTTATGATGGCAGTCGTTTTAGCCTACTTTGGAGGACGAAGTGGTGAAAAGGCAGCTAGTATATTTAAAAAATAATTAAGTTTAATTAAACCAAAAATCCAAAATTATGAGTAAAAAAGAAATGAAAATTAGTGAAGAGCAATTGAAAAAAATTCAAGCTCAAGTAAAAGTTAGATCACAATTAGTGAATGACATTGGTGCTGTAGAAGCACAGAAACACGAACTATTACATGCTTTAAATAATGTAATGGAGAAAACTAAAGAAACTGCTGACGAGTTAGAAAAAGAATACGGTAAGATTAATATTAATCTTGAAGATGGTTCTTACGAAGTTGTTGAAGTAGAAGAAGAAAAAGAAGAAGTAGAAGAAAAATAAAATCAATTCCTATGGCTAAGTTAATTAGAAAAATAAGCATAGGAACTGACTATAAAAATGAAGCAATGCACTACTCCGTAGGTCAACAGGTCTACGGAGGACATTGTATATCTAATATATTATTTGATCAAAAAGATAACTCATATAATATATATATTGAAAAAGAAAGTGAAACCATACCTTGGAAAAAATTTAATTCTAACATGGCTATTTCAATCGAATATAATTTAGAATACTAATGCAAAGTTTATTTAGCTTTATAGTAGAACCAAAAAACGGTAGATACGATAACGAGGTAGATATTGATGGTAAAAAACTTATTATTAATACTACGATGGACGATCATAAGTACGTTAATAGAGTAGGTGTTGTAAAATCAATACCAAAAATAGGTAAAACAAATATAAAAATAGGTGATGAAGTAATTGTACACCATAATGTTTTTAGAAGGTTTTATGACGTAAGAGGTATTGAAAAAAACAGTTCATCATATTTCAAAGAAGATTTATATTTTTGTTTTTATGATCAAATATTTTTATATAAACAAGATAATGAGTGGAAAGCACCATTTGATTTTTGTTTTGTTAAACCTATAGTTGAAAATAAAAAACAACTTGTAACTGTTCAAAAAGAACGTCCTCGTGTTGGTATACTAAAATATGGTAATAGTTCCTTAAATGCTTTTAAAGTGAACGAGGGGAGCCTTGTTGGGTTCAGCCCAAGCAGCGAGTATGAATTTGTTATAGATAATGACAGATTATACCGTATGCGAACTAATGATATTACAATTAAATATGAATACAAAGGAGACGAAGTTGAATATAATCCAAGCTGGGCAAGTGGCTGTGGACGAACTTATTAAAGTTGCTAAAGAACCTATTGTAGACTCAGAAGATGACATCAGTGCTGACAGATTAAAAAACGCAGCTGCTACAAAAAAACTAGCAATATTTGATGCTTTTGAAATACTTAAACGTATACAAGAAGAAGAAGATATGTTAAACGAAAAACCTAAAGAAGTTAAAAAAGAAAAAACTTTTAAAGGTTTTGCAGAAGGAAGGTCTAAATAATGTACGAGCAAGATTTAATAAAAGTACTTACTGATTATGTTAAACCTAAAGTTTTAGCTAAAAAAAATAGGTATAAAAAATGGGAGTACGGTTATAATAAAGAACACGACTTTGTAGTTATAAGTAGAACAGGTGAAATAGGTGAGGTGTATGAAATACAAAATTTAAAAATAGCTTTACCTAAACAAAAAAATATTTATAAGTTTGAAGATAATAAATGGAGTAAGTTTGATTATCCAAAAGCTTTATCAAGAATTAAAACAGTTTTTGATTTTAAACAATATCCAGAAGAATTTAAAGAAGAGTGGTATGATTACATCGATAATGAGTTTACCCGTAGGGAGGAAGGTTTTTGGTTTTATAACAAAGATATTCCTACTTACATTACTGGTACTCATTACATGTACTTGCAGTGGTCCAAGATTGATGTTGGGGCACCAAACTTTAGGGAGTCAAATAGATTATTCTTTATTTTCTGGGAAGCTTGTAAGGCAGATTCACGATCCTTTGGGATGTGTTACCTTAAGAACAGGCGTTCCGGGTTTTCTTTCATGGCAAGCGGAGAGGTTGTCAACTTGGCAACCATATCAAGTGACAGTAGGTATGGTATATTATCCAAGTCCGGACCTGACGCGAAGAGTATGTTCACCGATAAGGTGGTACCCATATCCGTCAATTACCCATTCTTTTTCAAACCGACCCAGGACGGAATGGACCGTCCAAAAACCGAACTTGCCTACCGTGTCCCCGCAAGTAAGTTCACCCGTCGTAAACTTACCTCCACCTCCTCCGCCTCCTCCGCCTCGGCCGATGAAGCATTACAGGATCTCAAGGGACTTGACACGACCATCGATTGGAAGAACACCGGTGATAACTCCTACGATGGGGAGAAACTCAAACTCCTCGTACATGATGAGTCGGGGAAGTGGGAAAGGCCCAACAACATCCTCAACAACTGGAGGGTCACGAAAACCACACTAAGGTTAGGTAGTAAAATAATAGGTAAGTGCATGATGGGATCAACATCTAACGCGCTTAACAAAGGTGGTGATAACTTTAAAAAACTGTATTATGACTCAGATGTTAGAAAAAGAAACGCCAATGGACAGACTCGCTCAGGACTATATAGTTTGTTCATACCTATGGAATGGAACTACGAAGGATACATTGATTCTCATGGATTACCTGTATTCGAAAATCCAGGAAAGAAAATTATTGGACCTTATGGAGATGAAATTACAGATGGAGTAATAGATTATTGGAATAATGAAGTTGAAGGTTTAAAGTCTGATCAAGATGCTTTAAATGAATATTACAGACAGTTTCCTCGCACAGAGCAACATGCTTTTAGAGATGAAACAAAACAAAGTTTATTTAATCTAACTAAAATCTACCAACAAATAGATTACAACGAAGAAGTTAAAATGTCTGGCCTTGTAACAAAAGGTAGTTTTCAGTGGAAAAGTGGTATAAAAGATACTGCTGTAGAATTTATGCCAAGCAATAACGGTAGGTTTAAAATTAGTTGGGTGCCTGAAATTAGTTTACAAAACAGAGTAATAACTAAAAATGGTATTAAGTATCCTGGTAACGAACACGTAGGAGCATTTGGATGTGACTCTTATGACATATCAGGAACAGTAGATAGATTAGGTTCTAATGGTGCTTTGCACGGTGTTACTAAGTTTAGCATGGAAAACGCGCCACCTAATAGAGTTTTTTTAGAATACGTAGCTAGACCACAAACAGCTGAGATATTTTTTGAAGATGTTTTAATGGCTTTAGTTTTTTATGGTATGCCAATACTATGTGAAAATAATAAACCTAGATTATTGTATTACTTAAAACGTAGAGGTTACAGAGGATATTCTATGAACAGACCTGATAAAGTTTACAATAAACTATCAGTTACAGAAAAAGAAATAGGTGGTATACCTAATTCAAGTGAAGATATTAAGCAAGCACATGCTGCTGCTATAGAAAGTTATATTGAAAATTACGTAGGACAATTGAGTGATAGTTACGGTGATATGTATTTTCAAAGAACGTTAGAAGACTGGGCTAAATTTGATATAAACAATAGAACTAAATTTGATGCGTCAATAAGTTCTGGTTTAGCTTTAATGGCTTGTAATAAAAACCTATATAAACCAACTCAAGAAAGAAAAATAAAATCAATAGATCTTGGTATTAAAAGATACGATAATAAAGGTGTAAGATCACAAATAATATAAAGATGATTAAAAAAGGTATCAAAACCTATTTCCCTAGTCAAGCTGTTAGCGATGTGGAGAAGATGAGTTTAGAATATGGCTCTAGAGTAGGTTCTGCTATAGAGCACGAGTGGTTTAATAAAAATGACAACTCTAATAGATATAATACATACAAACAATCTTTTCACTCATTGAGACTATATTCAAGAGGTGAGCAGTCAATTAAAAAATATAAAGATGAATTATCTATTAATGGTGATTTGTCTTATCTTAATTTAGACTGGAAACCAGTTCCAATTATACCAAAGTTTGTAGATATAGTTGTTAACGGTATGGCTGATAGATCTTATGATATTAAAGCATACTCACAAGATCCAGCTGCTATTAAAGAAAGAACTGATTACGTTAGTAATATAGTTTCAGACATGCAAGCAAAAGGTTTTAATGATCAAGTAGCTAGTCAGTTTGGTATTGATATGTATAAAACAGATCAAACAAAACTACCTGAAACTAGTGAAGAGCTAGAGTTGCACATGCAACTTGATTATAAGCAAAGCATTGAAATAGCAGAAGAAGAAGCTATAAATAGTATTTTTGATAAAAACAAATACGAGTATTTATCTAAAAGAGTAAATAATGATTTAGTTGTATTAGGTATTGGTGCTGTTAAAAACTCTTTTAATAAATCAGAAGGTATTAAAATTGATTATGTAGATCCAGCTAATTTAGTTTATTCTTATACTGACTCACCTTATTTTGATGATATATATTATGTTGGTGAAGTAAAACAAGTGTATGCTAATGAGCTTAAAAAAGAGTTTCCTGAAATAACAGATGAAGAATTAGAGCAATATATAACTAGTAGCAGCTCTTACTCAAATAAAACTAGTTATAATAAAAAGAACGATGAAAACAACTCTATAAGTATTTTATATTTTGAATACAAAACTTATATGAGTGAAGTATATAAGGTTAAGAAAACTTCTACAGGTGGTAGTAGAGCTATAAAAAAAGATAGTAGCTTTAATCCACCTAAAAATGAAGACTTTGAAAAAGTTGAAAGAGTAATAGAAGTTGTATATGAAGGAGCTAAAATATTAGGTAGTGGTTATGATAAAATTCTTAAATGGGAATTAAAAAAGAACATGATAAGACCTAAGGCAGATACAACAAAAGCTGTTATGAGCTATAGTATATGTGCTCCTAAAATGTATGAAGGTAGAATAGAATCATTAGTAGGACGAATAACTGGTTTTGCAGATATGATACAAATAACTCATTTAAAGCTTCAACAAGTGATGTCTAAAATGGTGCCAGATGGTGTTTATTTAGATGCAGATGCTTTAGCTGAGATAGATCTTGGTAATGGTACTAATTATAATCCTGCGGAAGCATTAAATATGTTCTTCCAAACAGGTTCTGTTATAGGTAGATCAATGACGCAAGATGGTGATATGAATAGAGGTAATAGACCTATTCAAGAATTAAATACTAGTTCTAAAGGTGGTAAGATACAAAGTTTAATACAAACTTATAATTACTATTTACAAATGATGCGTGATGTAACTGGTTTAAATGAAGCTAGAGATGGTAGTATGCCAGATAAAAACGCATTAGTTGGTATACAAAAGTTAGCAGCTGCTAATAGTAACACAGCTACAAGACATTTATTACAGTCTAGTTTGTATATAACTTTATCTACTGCAGAGTGTATAGCAATGAGAATATCAGACGTTATAGAATATTCACCTACAAGGGAATCATTTATAAAATCATTAGGTAAATTTAATGTTGGTACATTAGAAGAAATGGCTAGCTTACACTTACATGATTTTGGTATATTCTTAGAGCTAGCGCCTGATGAAGAAGAAAAGCAAAGACTAGAGAATAATATACAAATGGCTTTACAGCAAAACAGTATAAATTTAGAAGACGCTATTGATGTTAGAGAAGTTAGAAATATAAAACTAGCTAATCAATTACTTAAAATAAGAAGAAAAAAGAAACAAGTTTTAGATCAACAAATAGCTCAACAAAATATACAAGCTCAAGCACAAGCTAACGCTGCTGCTTCTGAAAGAGCTGCCGCTGCTGAAATGCAAAAACAACAAGCATTAGCGCAAACTGAATCTCAGATGCTACAAGTTAAATCACAACTTGAAATGCAAAAACTTGAAAGAGAAGCTCAACTTAAAAAAGAGCTTATGGAAATAGAGTTTAACATGAACTTACAGTTAAGACAAGCTGAGTCAAATGTTTTAAAAGAAAGAGAAAGACAAAAAGAAGATCGTAAAGACGAAAGAACTAAGATACAAGCAACTCAACAAAGCGAGTTAATTGATCAAAGAAAAAAAGATAAAGCTCCTAAAAACTTTGAATCTGCTGGATTTGATAATTTAGAAGGTTTTGGCCTAGAACAATTTGAACCTAGGTAATTTACTAATTATATAATATTTTATTATGGCAAACGCTGAAAAACAAGAAGAAGTTCTTCAAGAAGTTAAAACAGAACAAGTAGCTGTTGAACAAAACGTTGAGGAACAAAAACAAGAAGCGCCTAAAGTTCAACACAGAGTTGTTGAAGAAGGCGGAGATTTTAAGATTAAATTAAAAAAGAAAAATGAGCCCGTTCAAGAGCAAAGCACAGATGAGGTTTCTGTACGCGACGAATCCGACGCTGGCAAAGAAGTTTCTGAAGAAAACAAAAAAGAGCAAGCTGAAAAGCCTGCCGAAGAAGCTAAAGAAAAAGAAGAGGTAATACTTGAAGAAGTTTCACAAGAACAATTAGCTGAAGAAGAAAAGCAACAAGAAAATTTAGTTGTAGAGGAACCTACTCCTGAAGTTAAACAAGAACCGCAAGTTGTAGTTCCAGAAAACTTACAAGATTTAGTTAAGTTTATGGAAGATACAGGTGGTAGTTTACAAGATTACGCTAGATTAAACGCTGATTATTCAGATATAGATGACAGTGCTCTATTAATGGAGTACTATAAAAATACTAAACCACATCTAAATATGGAAGAATTAAACTTCTTAATTGAAGACAACTTTCAGTTTGATGAGGAAATTGATGAGCCAAGAGATATAAAAAAGAAAAAATTGGCTTTCAAAGAAGAAATTGTAAAAGCTCGAAAGCACCTTACTGGCCTGAAGGATCAGTATTACAAAGAAGTCAAGTTGGGTTCTAAGTTGACCAGCGAGCAGAAAGAGGCAGTAGACTTTTACGATAAATACAAACAAGAACAAACTACTAATAGTGAGATTCAAAAACAACAGCTAGAGCGTTTTCAGAAATCTACTGATAATGTTTTTAACAATAACTTCAAAGGTTTTGATTTTAATGTTGGAGATAAGACTTATAGATATAATGTGAACAATGTTCAAGATGTTAAAAGTTATCAAAGCGACATAAGTAATTTCGTAAGAGAGTTTCTTGACGATAATAATATGATGCAAGATGCAAAAGGATACCACAAAGCTTTGTATGCTGGTAAAAATATCGATAGAATTGTTAAACATTTCTACGATCAAGGTAAAGCAGATGCGATAAAAGAGAGTAGTATTAGTGCTAAAAACATTGATATGTCTCCTAGAAAAACAGCTGCACCTTCTATTAATGCTGGCGGTTTAAAGTTTAAAGTGTTAGATGGTGATAATAGTTCTGGTTTGAAATTTAAAATTAGAAATAAATAACAACTTAAAATTAAAACAAAATGGGATTTAATACGTCTTTAGGATTAGCGGGTTCATACTCTCTATCTCCTATGCCTTCTCCTACTGTAAGTGATCAAAATTATATTGATTTTACATCATCAACTACAGCTGGTTGGGCGCAACAATATCTACCAGAATTGTACGAACAAGAAATCGAAAGATACGGAAATCGTTCAATTAGTGGATTTTTACAAATGGTAGGGGCTGAAATGCCTATGAGTTCTGATCAAGTAATTTGGTCTGAGCAAAACAGATTACATATTGCTTATAGAAATGATGACGTTACTGCTAACTCAACTGTAGTTGTTACTACTGCTGCTTCTGGTCTTTGTACCTTAGGAAGTGCTTTAAGTAACTCTATGAGAGTAGGTAACACAGCGTTGATTACTGATGCTGCAACTGGACTTAAAACACTTAAGTGCTACGTTTCTGCTGTAAGTAGTCAAACTTTTACACTTAAACCTTATACTCAAGATGAACTTAACTCTGGTGAAGTTACTTTTGCTGATGCTGATAAAGTAAACATATTCGTTTACGGTTCTGAATTTGCTAAAGGTTCTGCTTCTATGTCAGGTGAGCTTAAGCCTCAATTTACTCAGTATAACAACAGACCTTTAATTATTAAAGATCACTTTAAGATTGATGGTTCTGATACTGCTCAAATTGGTTGGGTTGAAACTACTGATGAAAGTGGTGCTTCAGGATATTCTTGGTACTTAAAATCTGCTGGTGAAACTAGAATGAGATTTGAAGATTACCTAGAGTCTATGATGATTGAAGCTGAGCTTACTGAAGCTTCTTCTGGTGTTGCTGACCACGTTAGTAACGTTAATGGTTCTGAAGGTTTATTTGCTGCTGTAACTTCAAGAGGAAATATCTTTGAAGATCTAGCTTCTTTAGCTGACTTCGATTTAGTTCTTAAAAATCTTGATAAGCAAGGAGCAATTGAAGAAAACATGCTTTACGTAAATAGATCATTAGCTCTTACAATCGATGATATGGTTGCTGGGTTAAATGCTAATTACCAAGGTGGTGCTTCTTTTGGAGTATTTTCTAACAGTGCTGATATGGCGCTTAATTTAGGTTTCTCTGGATTTAGAAGAGGTTCTTATGACTTCTATAAGTCTGACTGGAAATACCTAAACGATGCTGCTGGTAGAGGCGGTTTTGGAGATATCTCTGGAATTTTAGTTCCTGCTGGTACTTCTAGTGTTTATGACCAATCAATGGGTAAAAACATTAAAAGACCTTTCTTACATGTAAGATATAGAGCTTCACAAACTGATGACAGAAGAATGAAATTTTGGGTTACTGGTTCTGTTGGATCTGCTTCTTAAATTGGAGATGACATCATGGAAGTACACTATTTATCTGA